AAATGCTATCAAATACATCTGCAGACACGCACATAAAGGAGGAAAGGAAGATTTGTTAAAAGCAAAACACTATATCGATATGATTATTGAAAGAGATTACGAAGAAAAGAAAGAGAAAACAGAAGCATGGATAGAAGGTTATAAAAAGTGGAAAGCTAATAAATGATGTTTGAAGCTCAAACCGAATGGATAGCCCCGGACAATTTTCCAGATTTAAGTGGATATAAACTTATATCCATAGATTTAGAAACAAGAGACCCTGATTTAAAATCAAAAGGATCTGGTGCTATTATAGGCAACGGAGAAATTATTGGTGTTGCTGTAGCAGTGGATGGTTGGTGTAAATATTATCCTTTTGGACACGAGGGGGGCGGCAATCTAGATAAAAAAAGAATCTTAAGCTGGTTGACTGATGTTTGTGCAACTGAAGCTACTAAAATATTTCATAACGCAATGTATGATGTCTGTTGGCTTCGTTCCTATGGTATTAAAATTAATGGTCATATTATGGATACGATGGTTATGGCGTCTTTAGTCGATGAAAATAGAATGCGTTATACTTTAAATGCCTTAAGTTGGGAATATCTGGGCGAGAGAAAAAGTGAAGCAACATTATTTGAAATAGCTAAAAACTGGGGTATAGATCCTAAAGCAGAACTCTACAAATTACCAGCCATTTATGTCGGGGAATATGCAGAAAAAGATGCATCACTCACGCTCGATTTATTCAAAAGACTTTCCTCACAAATTAAAAAAGACAATTTAACAGAAATATTTAATTTAGAAACTCAACTCTTCCCTTGCTTAGTTAATATGCGATTTAAAGGCGTCCGAGTAGATGTCGAAAAAGCTCACCAATTGAAGCAAAAATTATTAGGACAAGAAAGAGGCTTGCTGCAAGAAATAAAAAAAGAAACCCACATAGATGCTCAAATATGGGCAGCAAGATCGATTGCCACAGTTTTTGACAAACTGAAACTGCCTTACAAAAGAACTGAAAAAACAAATGCCCCATCATTTACTAAGAATTTCCTTTCCGAACACGAGCATCCTCTAGTTAAAAAAATAGCAAAGGCTAGAGAAATTAATAAAGCTCACACCACATTTATAGATACCATATTAAGATATGAACATAAAGGTAGAATACATGCTGATATTAATCAAATAAGATCAGACCAGGGTGGTACCGTCACGGGACGATTTTCATATTCTAACCCAAACCTTCAGCAAATTCCCGCTCGTAATAAAGATTTAGGTCCAATGATAAGATCTTTATTTATTCCTGAGGAAGGACATTTGTGGGGATGTTTTGATTACTCTCAACAAGAACCAAGACTCGTTGTGCACTTTGCAGCAACTACTGCGGGCATTAAAGAAGATCCATCCGTAAAAGAAATTGTAGATAACTATTCTAATAACGATATTGATTTTCATAGAACGGTTGCGGATATGGCAGGCATCAGCAGACTTCAAGCCAAAACTATTAATCTTGGATTATTTTATGGAATGGGTAAAGCCAAGTTACAAGCAGAATTAGGGTTGAGCACGAAACAAGAAGCTGAAGAATTATTTAATCAATACCATGATCGAGTTCCTTTTGTCAGAGATCTTATGAACGAAACATCAAGATGGGCATCAAGAGAAGGAGAAATTAGAACCTTGTTGGGAAGAGGTTGTAGATTTAATAAATGGGAACCGGCACAATTTGGGATGCATACACCTATGACTTGGGAAGATGCCGTTAAAAAATATGGAGAAAATAGAATAAGAAGAGCTTTTACTTACAAAGCTTTAAATAAACTGATACAGGGATCAGCAGCAGATATGACTAAAAAATCAATGCTTGACCTATACAAAGAAGGTATTATAGCTCATATCCAGATTCATGATGAATTAGATTTATCTGTAGAATCTAAAGAGCATGCAAACAAAATCATTGAGATTATGGAAAATGCTGTTAGATTAGTCGTCCCAAATAAAGTAGACTATGAGTCTGGTAAAACTTGGGGAGATATATACGATTAGGAGGAAACTATGGAAAAAGTAAAACAACTTTGGACATTAGCACAAGCTAATCCAAAAATAGCTACCGCTGTAGTGGTAGTAATTGTTGCTATCTATTTTTTAGCAACCTAAGGATTATATGATAGATGGCATATTTAAACGCAAACATTCCTGTTACTTATGCACAAATCAGGAGAGAGTATCTCTATGATCTTAAAGCTCATCATGGAGAAGTGGAAGAATGCCTTATTTTTGGCTTTGCATCGATTACAGGGCGTCCTGTACTCTTTCATGCAATTATGGAAAATGGTGCTGTCTTCTATAGACTGCCGATTAGTGCGTTTATTCAACGAGGATTCAAACCCGAAAAAGTTCCTAGGATGCGCCTTGACGAGCTGGAGCTATGGAATTGTTTTAGTTATTATCCTGCTGTTACTTCTTACGATATTCTAGACGGACAATCCGGTAAATTTATAGGAAAAGATAAAAAATGGTACGCAGGTGCCTATCTTTTTACTATTGACTGGGGCCACCCAGAGAGTAATATAGTAGATACGGATCATTCCGAAATTCCGCACGAACATAAGTGCGCACACATACTAGCCCTTGAAAACGGTAACTATGCGGCTCAGCCAAATAATAGACTAATCTGGAGCATACCATCCTTTACGGTGAGGGATGAAATCCCATTCGATTGGAAAGTTCAAACCAGCGAGTGGAATGTTGAAGATAGTCGTAAGTGGAAAACAGAAGATAGTGATAACTTCTTCTATAATATTGAGGAGACCAAGAATGATTAAAAAAATAATAGAGACCATTTGTTGGCCATGGACTAAGTATATAAAGTGGATCAAAAGTGGATTACCTAAAAGAAAAAAATGATGGATAGATTCTGCAAAAAATGTAACCACCTATGCCATTGCATAGAAGCCGATCACTCTGATTGTAAGTGTGACGACTGTGAATGTGGACAAAGAGCAGAAGATAAAACCTTTGAAGGTGGTGTCGTTATCGACAGCACCCAAGACTGTGAGGCATGTGAATAAATTTTATTTAGTAATAGCATTGCTATTTGCATTAAGCGCCTGCTCGGTAGGCCAAAAATGTGTTGTTACCGATGAGGGCAACGTTGTATCTAGTTATGTATGGTTCTTTAAAAACGGGAAACCAGCTGAAATAGATAAAATGAATTGTTTCTAGGGGAAACAATGAAATATCTATATACGTTTTTAATCATGACACTATTGGTGTGTTCAACGAGCGCCTATGCAGGTTCAACACAATCAAATGTTTCAGGTAGTAACACAGCCATAGAAGGTGGCTATACTTCAGAATCAACAACTACGTATCAGTCAGGTTCTGAATCTACATCCACAACCAACAACACCACGAATTCAGACATAAGAAGTTCACCTCCAAGTGCAGGAGCACCTTCCTATAATTCTATGACACAGGATGTTTGTGCTGTAGGTATGTCTGCAGGTGTTCAAACCTTTGGTGTAGGTATATCTGGTGGAAAACATTTCGTTGACAAAAATTGTGAACGACTTAAACTAGCTAGGATCCTTAATGACTTTGGTATGAAAGTAGGAGCTGTTGCAATACTATGTCAAGACGAAAGAGTTTTTGAAGCTATGATTAATGCGGGTACGCCATGCCCAATTGATGGCCGTATCGGTAAAGAAGCAATGAAGTTATGGAAAAAATATGACTTTGAAAGACCTGATTATAAAGCATATGTTAAACGTATGGAAAAAAGAGAAAAAATTGAACCTGCTGTAGATACTAAACCTCTTCCAACAGATGTTTCTATTGGCAAGAAGGTCAAATGGAAACAACCAAAATAAAAACTAAGATAAAAAATTTACTTATTACTTTTTTTGTCTGCTACTTTATGGGCTCGTGTATCGTACATAATGTCAAAGCAGAAGATATAACTACAGGCAATCTTTTGCCTAATGCCGGAGACGGCGTGGACTGGAACTCCAGTTCTACAGATCAAATCAATCCCGGAAGTTCTGGATATGTATCTAATGATGCTAACTTAAATGGATTTACAGTTACCTGTGCTACTTCTCAAGCTAATTGTGGTTATAAATGGAGTGTAGGAGGAGACTTCGAAGTCACAGGCACCGCAACATTATCTGCAGACGACATTGCTTTAACTAATAATGATCGTACTCAAGACATGCTGGATAATGGAATCACACTCAACAATTATATAGACATCGCAAACTGTGATCACGAAGCAGGAAACTGTGAAGGTGATAGTGGAGCTACAGACTCTCATACAATTACCATTAAAGTAAAAGATTCAGGTGGAACAGTTTTATCCACTACGACTCAAACAAGGACAGATATAGATGGCTTTAAAGGAAATTGTAATGGATACCCTACTAGTTCATTAGCAGGTGTATCCGCGGCGTGTGGTCAGTATAACAACACCGTTGTGTTTAATGATACTGGAGCTAACAAATTAGACTGGTCCTGGAGCGGAACGGATAACAACACAGGATCTGCAAGCAGAGGTGGCCCAAATCTTTTAGGTGCTAAACTAGTCATGACCTATGATAACACCGTTATCAGTACAGAAGCATCAACAGCACTAGACGATATAGAAGAAACACTAGACGATTTACAAGAAGAAGTGTTTGAAGACATGGAAGAATTTATATTCGAAGAGGAAGATTTTTCATTTAACGAGGAAGCATCTTTCGAAGAACCGGTATTTGAAATGGAAACAACGACTATGGAGTTTTCGTTTTCAGAAGAATTCTTCGAAGAATTTTTTATGGAAGAGGAAATGTATTTTGAAGAAGAGTTTATAGAAGAAGAGATAGTAATGGAAGAACCTATGGAGGAATTTTATGAGGAAACAAACGAGATCGTCGAAACTTTCTTACCAATGGTTTCTGAAGAAGAGACATTTTCATCGGAAGAAGCGTTTATTGAAACAGAAGAACCTGTATTCACGGAACCAACCGAGGACGAAGTAATGGAAGAAGAATCTGTAGCAACGGAGACATTTGAGGAAGAAGTAATAGAAGAAGAACCTACAGAGATGGCTGAAGAAAAAACAGTTGCAAAAACCCCTACTAAAGTGGTACAAAACACCCATGAAGAAAAAAAAGAAAAAACCGTTGAAGAAAAAAAAGAAGTTAAAGAAGAAGAAAAAGAAAAAGTAAAAAAAGAATCTACGGTTGCTAAAAAAGAAGAAACGGAAGAAACTGCTGAGGAGGAATCCAATAGCGAAAGCGCTACAGAGGTTGCGTCAGCAAATAATTCCAAACAAAAAGAGATACAACAGAAAAAAGCTCTCGTCAAAAATATTGACAGAGTAATGGATAAGGTTGACTCTGACGTCAAGGATATCTCAAAAAATCTTCAAATTAAGAATATTATAAAATTAGAGGCTATGACTAGCGAACAGGCTTCATTGGATATGTACGCAAATGCAGTATTTTATAAGCCAAAAGACATCTATTTAGAGCAATTAAATATCTTCGATAATAGGCAAATTTACGATAATGTTAGTCTTGCAAGCTACATCAAAAATGATAAAGTGGCGATCAAGGCAAATGCCCTATACAACATCAGTCTTGAGAAACAAAGATTGTTAAAGAAACTGGAGCAATTAAAAAATGGCAAAATTTAATATAAAGGATCAACTGGCGGGTATCGCAGCTTTAATCGCAGCAATTGTAGCTATTGGTGGTGGTTTTGTTAAGTATGGTGAAATTACAACTAAACTTAACGCCCTAACTGAGCAAACCGGACCAGACCTTACTCCTCTTGCGCAACAAATAGGTAGTAATCAAAAAATGATTTCTGATAATATTGGAGTGATCTCTGATAATGGTAAAGACATTGCAGTGTTACAGACAGAAATTGACCTATTAAAATTGCAAATAGAAGAGATAAAGATAAGCACAGATAATCCACTATCACAATAATATGGCTGAGAAACCATTAAAAATCTCGGAGCACGCAGCGGTTCAGATGCCGATGAAAACGGTTGCAAGTTTGATCGCCCTCGTAGCGATCGGGACCTGGGCTTACTTTGGTATCATTGAGACTCAGAACAAAATTAATACTAAGATAGAGATATTCGAAAAAGATTTAGACATGAATACAGAGTTTAGAATCAAGTGGCCTCGGGGCCAAGCCGGATCGCTTCCCCAGGACCAGGAACAATTCATGATGATCGAGGATCTTTACCGGACTACCGATCGGTTACAGAAGGCTATTGAAGATGGAATGCACAATAAAGTTAACATAGAATTTTTAACTAAACAGATGAATAAAGTTCTAGGGGATATCGAGAAACTTAAAGATAAACAAAGAACCTTTGCAACTAATGGAAATGGAGCACATTAATTGGAAACAGTAGTAGCATTATTAATGTTCGTAAATTTTGAAATTAAGGAACACCGTATTCAGCCCAACATGGCTATATGCCTTCGCGGGAAACGTGAAGCAGAAAGAACCTATTCAGCGTCAGTTACATATAAATGTATCAAGGCTCAAGCTGAGTTAGAAGACAATATTGACGGCACTAAATCAATTAAAAAAATTATCCTTAACTAATGGCTAAAGCAGAATACCAGGAAATTATTAACGAGTACAAAGAGCAAGTCAGAGTGCTCAAGGAACAGGTTAGTGAACTAACCGAAGCCTGCA